GCCGTCCGCCGTCACCGCGTCCTTGATCGGTGCCAGCAGGTCACGGCCGTAGCCCAAGAGTTCGCTGTTCAGAAGCGGCTGCTCGGATCCCAGCGTCGTGCTGGCAAAGGGCATCTTCGTGAAGCCGCCCGTGGGCGGGGTGCCATAGCTGGTCTCGAACGCAAGCGCCATCTGCGCCCGCGCACCTTGCGCACGTGCCATAGGATTAGTCCCTCATGTTCAATGAATTTGGGTGTTTGCGTCTTGCACATCCGGTGAGACGCACAGAAACTTAGCGACCTGGTATTACGACTGGCGCCGACCCCCGCGCCCGAATTGGAAAGGCACATTCATCATGACCAATCTTCCGCCGCAGAGCGCTAAACCCTCAGTCTTTGCTGCTGACCTCGAGCTTAACGGAGATGTTCGCAGCACAGGTCAGGTGGTGTTCGAGGCCAAGATCAAAGGCAACATCACGGCGAACCATCTCGTTGTTGAGGCCAGTGGCCGAGTTGACGGGGATGTCGAGGCGCGTACGGTTCGGGTCGAAGGCACAGTGAACGGCAGTCTCAACGCGACGGACGTGACTGTTGCGCAGGGCGGCCAAGTCTCTGGATCCGTTTCCTATGGAACGCTCAGCGTCCAAGCGGGCGCAACAGTGGAGGGCGACTTGAAGAAAGTCCGTCCCGCTGGGTCCTGAACGTCAGCAGAGCGGGTCTGACACCGAATAATGCAAGGTAATCAGGATTACAGCCGCCTTTAGTCCGGCCGCACCTTCGACTGGCAGATCAACCGGACGCGGCGCTTCCGCCTCGACCCAGTCGCACAGGCCACCTAGGGTGCGGTCGACAGCGATGGCTGCACCGACGCTGGCCATTAGTGTGTCGAAGGCGGTGTCGCGAGTCGCACCCTGGACGACCGCTTCGAGTTCTGCGCGGTGCTGATAGTGGTAACGCAAAGGCGACAGCGTCACCTCGGGCTCGCCTGGCTCACCGTCCCGGAGGATCAGCAAACCTGCAGCAGGGACGCGTTCGGGAAGGACCTCGCCGCGCAAGGCAGTGGCGGGCAAGGTCGAAATCCGCGCGTGCAGCGTGGTGAGGATGGTTTCACGTGGGGTGGGCATAATGCTCGCCTGTTGAGACAACGTCTGTGCAGCGCTCGCCAAGACACTGGCCAAGATCATTGACGCGTACGGCGATTTACCGTACACGATTAGATCTGAAGGAGATCGACCATGTTTGCCATCGAGACAGTGACGCCTACCCCGGGCAAAATGGAAGCACGCAAGGAAGTGCGCATGCATCGCGCGGATGAAGAGCGTATCAAAGCCGCTGCCGCTGCCACCGGCTTACAGGAAGCCGACTTCATCCGTCAGGCAGCGCTTCTGCGTGCGCAGGAAGTCGAGCAACGCCTGTCTCTTTCGATATTGCCTGTCGGGGCGTTCGATGCCTTCAAGGCGGCCGTCGAGGCAACTGGTCAGGTCGTTCCTGGATTGGCACGTGCTGCGGCAGCATCGAAAGGCCTCCTGCAGGATGCCGGCTGAGTCTCCGGCGGACGTACCCGCGCTTACGATTGCAAAATTTGACAAGGCGCTGCATGACCGCAGCGCCTTCTCGTGTGGCTTTGGCCCCATCGATAACTTCCTGAAGTCATCGCTCTCCGATCAGATCAAAATGGGGATGGTGGCCGCTTGGATTGCGACGGCCAATAGTGATCCTGGCGTCCTAGGTTTCTACACACTCGGCGCCATGGCCGTCCGTGCAGATGTTGGACCCGACAAGTGGCAACGTGCGGGCGTGTCGGACATTCCGGTCATCTACATCCGCGCGATTGCGGTGCGCGAGGAAATGCAGGGAAAAGGCCTCGGAACGGCCCTTGTCGTGGACGCCATGCGCCGCTGCCTTAGTATCGCCAATGAGATGGGTGCTGCGGCTATCGTCCTCGACGTACTCAAGGACGATAATTTCGATCGGCGCTTCTGCTTTTATCGAGACCTCGGTTTCAAGCCCCTTATGGATCCTCAGAATCCGACGCGCCTGTTCATCTCGATGGCAGACGTGCGCGCAACGCTCAGTTGAACTGGCAACCGGCGTCACACGCGACCTTTCTGCCAATTCGCAACGATCAGCTCAGGTACGGCTTCATGCGCCCGCTCCGCATCACGTAGCAAATCGAGACGTTTGGAAAGCTTGACCTGTGGAACAAGGAGGAAGATAGGCGCAGTCATGAGCCCTTTGCCAGTCGTCGAGCGCGACGCCACGGCAAGACCCTTCGTGTTGAGCCGCCCCTCGGCAACCAGCAGGCTGGGGCCACCTCGCCTAAAGATAAACCGCAAGCGCAGGCCGGTCCGACGCTCCCATTCGCCGGGGCTGATCCGACCGCCTCGGATCGATCTGCCCGCTGCTGGCGTCGGGATTGCCAACCAGAAGCCAGTCTTCGACCGGATCAAGGCACCTGCATCATGCGCCCCGACGATAAGCGGTGCCTTGGACCAAATGACCGCCGCCGCATTCAAGCTAGGTTTGGCTTTTGGGAACAGCTCTGAGCGGATGGAGCGGGCGAGCCTTGCGCCAAGGCCTGCAGCGGTAATCTGTCCACGCCAGGCAGTCTTGAGGCCAGAGCCCGCATCACGGATTGCTGCGGACACTCCACGCTCGCCCGCTGTGATTTCTGCCTGCATCATCGCGACCAGGTCGGGATCAATGCCAAGCGTCAGTTTCATGCTGGGGTCACACCGGGCTGAGGTCGATGGTCCAGATCAGCCGTTCGCGGTCACGGCGCGGCTCACCCTGGATGAGAAAGGTCTCTTCCCCGATCAGGATCTGTTCCTGCGGGCGGGGATCAGGAATATCCACCACCCGAACGTCGATCCGGGTGGTGTCAGAAAGCAGCCGAGCCGACCCAAACTCGGTGATCTCATCCGGGCGGCGCGCAATGATGCGAATGCGCGTGAAGCGCCCCTCACTATCCCGATGCCAAGCGTCCCTTGAGAGATTGGGATCAGAAAAAACTGCGCAAAGCGCAGCCGCAAAAACGCTCACGCCACGCTGCCGTTCAGCCGCACTCGACCGATGGTCTCGCCAGCGGCGTTCCCCACAGCAAGTACAGCGACACCGATCAACGTGTTGCTCGTCGCGGTCGTGGTGGCGACCTTGGCTGTGTTGTCCCAGTAGATCTTCGCACCGATGGTCCAAGCCTGCGAGGCGGCCTTCGCCATATCAACGATGCCCGTCAGTTGGGTTTCAATATCAGCACCACTCGCGGCATCATGCGTGGCAAGGCCGAAGAGACTGCCAACGAGCAGGCCGTCACCCGAGACGACCGCATAGGGCGCGGGAAGGGTCACAGTATGACCCGGTTGGATATAGGTTTTCATGGGGGGATCCTTGAACTTGGCAGCCGGCCGCGGTGCAGACCGGCGCGCAAAAGAAAAAGGCGGTATTGCTGCCGCCTTCAGGTCCAACAGGGAGGCATTGCCTACCTCTTGGGCATAGGTTCCGCCGATTTGCTGTCATATTGAGAGCAGCGTCCGACGAATGCCTCACACGTTACGCGGCTGCCACACCCGGGTTCTTGTAGAGCCCGCGCCAGTCGATGGCCTTGGCGCCAAAATCGAGCCGCGCCTTGATCTCGACCCCGTCGACGTCAAAGCCCATCCGGGTTTCCATGAAGACCCCCTCCTGCCCTTCGAGGAAGGCGTATTCGATCGTGTCGATCGCGGCGGGACTTGCCACCAGATACCACGGCACCGCACCCGACGCCGGTTCCAGCCGCGGCTCGGAGACGATGGTGAGGCTGCGAAGGTTCGTCGGCACCACATCGCTGGGTTTCCCCGGCGAGAGATTTTGGGCCAGCAGCTGCTCGGCCGCAAGTTCGAGCGAGGACGGCACCACGAGGAAGGCCGGACGGATGTTCAGAAGCGTCTTGCCGTCGAGACCGGTCTGGCGCGACATCGCCGTGCGCGCCTTGGCGAGGTTCACCACATCGAGCGCGGTACCGGTGCCGGCAAGGTTGGCATGGCCCGCGTGGAACAAAGTCTTTCCGTCCGCCATCGCGGCGTTTGCCGTGAAGATGCCCCAGACCACATCGCTTTCAAGCGTGGCAGCGGCCGTGCCGAAGAGTGCGGGTACGCGGGTGAAGGCGTCGAGGTCGTCGTTGATCAGCACCTGACGGGTGATACCCACGACCTTGCCATAGGTCTCGACGCGGTAGCTTTCCTTGGCCTCACCAATGGTGCCGCGCTTGAATTCGCCCGCCTCATTGACCTTCTCGAGTTGCGGTGCCTCACCCAGCTGCAGGCGCTGGACGTTTTTGAAGTCGGCGACCGAGGTGCGCCGCGCCACGATCTGATAGGTGCGCGGGGCAGCTTCATAGGCCGCGCGCAGGGTGCGGTTGGTCACCGAAGCGAGGATCTGCGGAAAGTCCGAGGTGGTGTGCAGTGCCCGCGTTGCGATCTCGTCACGGCCCATGCCACGCACGCGGATACCCTCGGCTTCAAGGAAGCTGCGGGCCATTTCGATGAGGGAGAGGCCGCGCCATTCTCGCGCCGCCGGGGTCAGCTGGTGCTGGCCTGGCTCGTAACGGTGCAGCAACGCCTGCTCGACCGCCGCGCGGCGGGTTTCCACCTCGTCCTGGCCGGACATGCGGATATGCGGGCGAGTGTCGGTCGCGACATCGCGCGCGGCCGCGGCATCGATCAAAGCGGCACGCGCCTCGGGGAGCGCGACCCCACGCGTGACCAGGTCACTCACGACCTCGGTTGGCACGCCGAGCTTGCGGCCAGCCTCCTGAATCCCGGCAATGCGCGCGCGTTCTTCGCGCATGGCGGTTTCGGCAATCTCGCGCATCTGCGCCTTCGAGGGAATGTTGGGATGCAGCGCGTCGGGTACGGGCGCACGGCGTTCGGCTGGAGGCTGCTGCGTCATGCGGCGGGTTTCGGGGGGCGCCGCTTCCAGAGCAGCAGGCTCTTGGGCAGCCGCAGCCGGAGGCGCGACTTGCGACGGCGCGGTCTCATTCTGCGCCTCGGGATCGGGCGCGCTCGAGGTGTCGGTCATCGGGGGATCCTTTTCTTCAGGGGGAGCGGCTGCAGGCACGCTGCGGCGGATCAGTTCACAGGGGAGCGTGGGGGAGGCTTGGGCGTGCGAACTGGCGCGGAAACCGGCGGCGGCATCTGCCCCAACCGGGACAGCAGAGAGCTCCATCGGCTGCCAGTCGACGGCCCGCCAAACCGGGATCCGCCCTTCCTCTTCGGTGATCTCATAAGTCCGGACGGCATAGCCTACGGAAACATTGCGGATGATGCCGGCGCGGACATCCGCCCAGATCGGGGCCACATCCTCGCGCTCGGAGAAACGCACACGCGCCCGGCCAACCGGCGTGCCCGACCGCGTGTCGATCCAGGCGGCTTCCACGACGCCGAGCACATCTTCGAGGTCGTAAGCACCGTGGGTGTTGAGAAGCGGCGCACCACTGTTCAGGCGCGATAAGTCGACATGGGCGGGGTCGAGCGACAGCACCTCGTCATAGGCGCGCCCGGTCCAGGGATCACGGCGGCGCACCGAGGCGCCCGTCGACCAGACCAGCTCAACGGTGCGGGCCGAATCGTCGATGCTTTCGGGCATGAGCCGCACTTCTGCCCGCATCTGCAGGCCAAGCTCGCGCGCCTCCCGCTCAGGCGGTCGGATCGTTTTGGTCATTGGATTGTCCTGTCTCTGTCGGATCGGCAACA